TTTTCGCTTATTATTTAAATAGTTTTAAATCACACTAACTAAAACTTAGAAACATATATAACACAAGTATAGAGTATTTTAAATCGTTTGTTAATCCCTCTTAGAAAATGTTAATAAAGAACGTCTGTTTCGTATTTGACCGGTATTAATGGAGTGTTGTTTATTAAAGCTTCGTCAATTCTTTTTAATTTGTCTAAAATATTTCCAAATGTTCTATTAATTACTGGTTCATGCCCAAATTTATTTATGTATTGTTCTAATAGATCATCATAAATTTTGTCTATGTCTATTATTTCATTCATCAATTATACCTTTCATAATATTATCAAAAACATTAAGTGTATTTGGCATATTTTCTTTTAGCCATTTTTTAGCTTTTCTTGATTTATATACTGCAAATATTTCTGCAAATGTTTCATTATAAAGATTTGTTTCATCTTTCCAATATGCAGGTATATGACCAGCTACTCCCTTGTGATCTTTTCTAAACTTACCTTTTGTAAGGCCATCTATAATATCACCAAGATTTTCAGCTTGATCATATTTTGCTTTGTAGTATGGCAACCTTACTTGTTGACCTGTATTATTTATAGTAACTATAGTTTCTTTTTTTTCATATAATTCATCAATGTAACGATCAATTGCTTTCTTTTTACGCATACCTTTTCCCAGACCCATATTCTTAGCGTCTAAATCTAATGCACTCATAAAGTCAGTGCCACCAACACTAAATGAAACCCAAGTTCTATTATTTCTTTGACCAATCATGTGATCAATATGGTGTCCGTATTCATGTATTGGAGTTAATTCGTCCATATTTGTTTCTATTTCTCTGTACTGTTGATAGTATAAGCCCTCACCTTGCCTTATAGTATCTGGTTTGGGCAATTTATTAGCTACAGCAAGAGTAAGGGGTGTCATATTCCTGTTTATTCTATCTTCAATATCAGACTTCTTAAATTTAGAGTTTGGCAACATGAATGTAATATCAGTAAGATTAAGATTTTTAGGTGGCGGTGGTGGTGGTGTTATTTTCTCTGGCTTTGGCTGTGCATCATCAATAACAGTGTCCTCTGGTTGGACATAGAGTAATACGCACCTACAATTTACGACATTCGCCGCCCCACCTCTACTATCACCTGGTCTATCCATTAACGCTGTGCCAAAATCTGTAGGTACTACGAAATCATCATCTATTGGTATTATTGTCCCATTGAGCGCCGCGTGTTTGCTTCTAGTCCTATCATCTGTCACAGACACCCACTGCTTTTGAAGATTAGGTATATTCATTTCCTTTATGACCCTGTCATTTGCATAACTAGCCGCATTGTGCGTTTCAGTCCTAGATATAGTCGCAGACCGCGCCCTGCTGTAATTACCCCTAGTAGATTGAAATATTTGATCAGCTACATATCTTGTGCCAAGCGCCTCTTTGTCAGCATCTAGCATAACCTTAACTAAGTCTTTTCTTGTGGTATCTGATATTTTTTTAACAGCGCCTAGACCAGACACCCTCATGTAGTCTCTGATTAATAGTTCGAATTGACTATCTTGTTTTTGGTGTCGCAACATTCGTAAACCAAATGCTTCTATGACCGATCTGTAATGTGGCTCTAATATCTTGAGTAGACGACCTTCAATCAAGTTACCTGTTAGCTCAATAGAACTTCGTTCTAAATATTCACGTCGAGCTATGTCGCCGATCTTAGCAAATTCTGTAATTAAATTTAAAGAAAGTTTGCGCTCAAAAGATTGTCTTAATCTAAGTTGCTCTGTAATTTCACGCCTTGCGTTATATCTTACGCCGCCAAATTTTTTTAATTCTAGTGTCGCCATAGTCCACCTCTCTGTGCAGACTATAGCATTTTGTTTTTTATATCACCATCAATTTATCGATGTTTAAACCAGCTAGTATCATAATTGCTATGAATACAATTGCTATAAACCATTCATCTTTGTCCATAATTAAGCCTCGTCAAAATATGCTTGGACTTGCTCTAAAGTCTGTCCAGCGAAATGATTGATGCTGTCGTCAAGTTCTTCGGCGATAACCTTATCAATCTGCCTTACAGTAATTCCAGCGTTATCCTGCAAAAATAAAGTTCTCCAGATATTCAAATCAATTCTTGTTTGAACAGGCTTTCCAAAGTGCCAATTGGTTTTTTGCTGTATTTCATAGTTAAAAGCTTTGTCAAATTTTTTCATAATATCTTCCATGGTTTAGGCCATATGCTCAGCAAAAGACCAATCAAATTCTTCAGCGATAGTTGCGTCTATTTGCTCAGTAGTAAAAGCAGTAGATTTTGAATTATCTGTCGGCTTATCTGTTATATTAAACATTGTAAAAGTATGCCCATCATGTTTCCACATCATATTAAATATGTGCGATTTAATTTCTTCAATGTTTGGCTTGCCGTCTTCCCAGTTTTTTTGGTCAGCCATTGCTATTTTAAATGTTTCGTCAAATTTTTCGATAATTGTTGTCATTGTTAAAATCCCTTGTCCTAATTTATATAAGTAATGTAGCAGATGTAAGAACTACTGTCAACCCCTAATTTTAAATTAATTAACATTAGTTTTAATTATATTAACTAAATAAATAAATAATTTATAAATGTTAAAATAATCATAATTTTAGGTATTGACATTAAATGTTAAATAGATTATAATGTTATTATTAGACTAATGAAAGGAGGACAAGAACTTGAAAAAATCTAAACCATTTTCACCAGACTTTATTATGAATGGTCTTTTGAATGCAAAGCCAGCTAAAGCTAAACCAGCTAAAGCAAATACGGCTCCAAAAAAGCCAGCTAAAAAAAAAGACAAAGCGTAGCTGAATTATTTTTTGGAGACTTAAATAAATAACCAACAGCTCTAGCCATAACGGCTAGGGCAACTTAAATTTGAGAGGACAAAAAATGGAAACGATGAAAACAATGGATGTTTGGATAGAACTCCAAAAGCCAGATCAACATTATACTGGCCATGACATTTGCGATAGGGCAAATAAAATGCTTAAACGCCTTGGGGTAAATGATGGGAAATTTCAATACAATGACCCTAAATATAAAAGCACTCAATATGGCGGTTGTCTTTATATATATAATAGCGACGTTGGAATATCTGGGCTTGAAGATAACGGCAGATGGTTTAACCTAAGTTATTTCGGGCGTGATAATGTTGAGATTATAGGGGAAATATCATGACAGCAAGAAAAGTTACTAATGAATTTTTAGAAGCCGTTGAGCATGGTTGTTATGATAGGGACGATCTTATTGTAGCATTCTGCAAATACTTGAGCGAAGATGATGTCAAAGACTTCATCCGCACTAATGAACTCATGATAAATGTAGAGGATGAATAAATGATAACAGCTATATGTTATGACGAGTGTGGTACTGAGGTATCTATAGAAGTAGAAAGCTTAGACGAGTTACCTCCAGAATATAAGTTTAGATACTCTCAAAAATACACTGAAAGAGAACTAGCTGAATGGCGACTGTCTCTGCAAGATGATCGTGATGATTACGATTATGAAAATGATTACTATTAAGGGGTAAAAACATGGCTCATAAAATTAAACTATTAACTGCCGTGCAATCATGCAAACTTCTTAAAATCCCAATAACAACATTTCTTATATTAGAACGTGATCAATCCCTACCGCCATCAATTAACGTGGGGATTGGTCGCCGATGGGACAAAGCTGAACTATTAGATTGGTATGACTTCGCCAAAGAACACCTTGCTAATCCTTAGAACTCAATGGATGGTCTTTTGGTAAAAGATCAGTATCAAATTTTCCGCGCTTGAAGCGGCCTGTCCTTACGGCGCTCAAGAACCCATTTACCCTAGCATAAGCCCACTGGTCGGCACTACTGACGCTTGGGCGTACACTTTGAGGGTTTGTTTGATAAGCACCTATGCCTCTCCTAAAAACTGCCTCTAGCATTCTTTGAGTTACACGCTTTCCTTTTTTATCACCATGCTTGTCATTGTGGTCTTTTACTTTCTCAGCAAGCCCCTTTTTAACAGTCTCACTAATTTTAGCTTTTACATCCATTACATCTTCGTTCGTAAAGAATTCTTCTAGCTCAAAAGACTTATCACGCTCTTTGTCTAACTGTGCTGTTTTTCTTCTTGCCCAAGTTTGACCAGCATCGCCACCCCATAATAGCCAAGCTATGAGACCAGCGCTTGGATAGCCCTCTTCACCTCTACTAAATCCTACACCCTGCTTATCAACCTCATGTCTGCTGAAATAGCTGTGCATTCTCCTTACTGTTCTTGGGCTTAATCTCTCGCGTGATTTTAATTGGTTTGCTCTTGATACACCAACTAATGTTCCGCCACGATTGAATTCTTTTCTTAACTTTAATCCGCGAGTAGCATTTGTCTGCATTGCTTCTGTTGGTACTGTATCAACGTCGCTTTCTGCTTTTTCTTCAACTTCTTCTGCATCTTTCCATGCATTACAAACATATTGTATTCTAACTTTTGCATTGAATAAGTCACAAACATTATTTTCATAATGTACGCAATTTCCGCATCTTTGCTCGTTATTACCCATCCTATAAGCATTTGGTAATTCTTCTGGAACTGGCTCACCATCTGGATATTCATCAAGCTTAGTCTCACCATATGCGTCTTCTGCATCTTGCTTTGCATCTTCGCTATTTGCAGTTGGAACAACAGGGCTACCTAAAGGGAATAAGTTTGCGGCGATGTAAATATCGTCTCCACCATCAATAGGTGTTAATCCTAATCTGTCTCGCGCTTCATTTCTTGTAATAACTCCAGCGCCTACAGCGGCTACAACATTCTCATAAACGCGCTTTCTGCGCTCAACCATAGCTGGGATGCTGTCATAATCGTAATCAATTTTAATATTGTCACCAAATGAAGGTGCAAGCCATTCGTTTAGATCATTACAAACACGCATTGCTAATGGTATGATTGTTTCCTCATACATAGCCAAACGTGCTTCTTGTATATTGGAATATGTTTGACTATCTGGGATACCGATAATCTGCGATGGAATACCAAAGCACAATGCAATGTCTTTAGCCGCCATGTGCTTGTTTTGTAAGAAGTCCATATCCCTTGGGGACATACCCATTTCTTTCCAATCAAAATCACCTTCAAGCAACATAGGTTTGCCAGAGTTATTAGTACCACTCATTCTGCGGTCTAAATCATCTTTTACCTGTTTTCTTTGAATATCTGACATCATCATTGGATTACC